GCATTTCCTTCTACCCACCACGGTCCGTTAATGTAATTTAATCCAGTAATATTAATTGGACCGTTGTTTACTAGCTTTGAGTTTAAATCAAATGACGTACCAGGGAATATTTTACCGATTAAAGTATTATTAATGTCTCCACCATTAAAAAGCATGTTTGCACTAACATGATTAACGTCTTCACGTTTGTATAGCAATTGACCGTAGTCAGAATCAAGGCCCTCTTTTAACTGTAAAGCTGATTGGTAAACACTATTTGCACCAATTTGTGCATTTTGTGCACTTAACTTGTAGCCGTGTGCGGCAATCTTGCTTGCGTTAGCACTGTCTGCGTAATCTTCTGCTGAGTTTTTGCTGTTTGCAGCATTTACCGAATGAGCATACGAACTAGCAGCGTATTGTTGTGCTGCTGTTGAGTATACACCAGCTTGAACTTTGCTTGCTTCTGATTGTAAAGCAGACTGTGCTGCAGAATTTGCCGATGAACTAGCTGACGCTGCTGCGTTTGAGTCAAAGTTTGCTGCTAAATAATCTGCTGATACTTGATTAGCCACACTTGCAGCTTCAACACTTGCTGCATTTAGTAGCATTTGTTGCACGTTTGCGGTCAATTTTATACTGCCATCTGCGTTTTGTATTTCTGAAAGTCTTGACACAGTTGCATCAAGTGTTTCTTCAATGTTATTGAGCTCGTTTTCAACGTGTTGAGCTGGTAACGGTGAATTTGGATTCAAAGTTTGAAAGTCTTCGAAATTATAACTCCTGTTATAAGGATTTGGAGGGTTGCTCATGGTACTATATGTAGTAAATGTTTTGAAAATTACAAATTTTATTTTTCTTGGGTCAACTATAATTTGTCTGGATTTCGGGGGTGAGTGCGGGGGTCATCGGGAATTGAGATTTGTCCTGACTGATTATTTCGATTCGGGTTCAATGTCGATAGCCGAGAGAGTCGCAACGGCATCCCGACCAGAACGGACTAACTCTTCCAATTCGGACAATGACAATTCTGCCAATGTCTTTCCGTCAGTTGCGTCATTCGTAGCCTGTCCAATTCCGCCCGCTTCCAGAGTCCACTTTGCACATTGGAATCTTACGGCTGATGGAGTCGCGGAGTCAGTCATAAGGTGCATAATCGTTCCCCAAGCGAGTGACGCACCCTCGCCTAATACTTTCCTTTGGAGTGTCTCCCTGATGGAGTGTCGCACATTGGGCAGGGAAAGGAGTCTGGCGGGTGCGTGATGCCCCTCATAACCCGCTTGACGGCTTGCGTCTTTCGCATCCCCTCCGTTAGAGCAGAAAGCCTCCACAAAAGCCTTTTGTGCGTCAGTGAGCGTTCCGCTTGCCGTTGCAGATTCAAACCTACCCTGCGACCCGTTACGGACGCTACCAGCCCGAACCGCTATTCCTCCACCTCCAATAGTTTTAGACATTCCATTATCTAAAAAACAATCGTGCAAATGTCAAACCGCCAACAAGGAATAACGCAACCCCTTCCCAGAGTTGCGTCATTCTTGGGGACAATTTTTTACATAATACGCACCACACTTTCTACTTCATAAGATAAATAACGATAAGATAAATCTTTCAATCTAACATAGCCATTCACTACATTAGCGATTTTATCTTTTCTTATCTTATCTATCCTACCGCCTTTGCGGGTCTGGATAAAGCGATGCTCGTCACCCTTGCGATAATCGAGAGAGGAAATCCCCTTGTGGTCGAAAAACAAAACCACTTCGGGGAAATCAGTCGTGCTGTCATCCGTCTCTTGGATACGCAGATTCTTAATCGTTACTTGATAGCGTTGTGTTTTTAATTTTGGCATAGGGAATGACGCAACAAGGTTAATCTATTAACTCGCTAACATCATAGCCGAGTGATTTTAATTTACTTACAATTTCTGATGCTAAATAAAAACAACCATCATAATCCATAACACGCTTTGTGTCTTTCTCTATCGTGATTGTTCCGCTTCCCATTATAGTTTCTCCATCGTTTGCGAGATACCAGATTGCTGAATAATGATTCGGGAAGTAATCTTCCTTTTTGAAATGAAGTTCAAAATTAACTCCTGCCTTTCCTTCGTAGCCTGTTATGATTTGCTTGCCACCTTGACTAATGAGTGACGCAACAGATTTAGCCTCTCTCCACTTAATGTGTTTAGCGTGTTTCATTTTTTCTTTCCTCCACTTTTTTTGCTCTTGGAATGACGCAACTTTTTATCAAACGCCAACCACATTGGCGAACCTCGTTCACCGCTTGGTGGAAAGATTCCATCATCAAGCGAATAATCTATTTCGCCACCGAACCACTCAACTCTGCCCTCTTCGACATCCATAAAATGAATGTGTGAATTATCCTCGATGGTTTTAATCAGTCGCATCATTTTGTTATGCAGTCTCGCTTCTTCCTTTTGATACGGCTTTGAAGTATCAACTAAAACTAATTGAGATACTTCGACATCGGTGGTGACTCTTACCCAAACCTTTTTGCTTTTCTTACTTTTTTTAGTTTTCATAAGAGTTAAGGATTTGTTTTTGTTTGCGGTGGATGAAATCGTTGTAAGCGATTTCGTTGGAGAGTGCGGACAGGCGGACGCTTGAACGCAGTGAGAAACTCGCAAGCCTGTTAAGGGTGCGAGTGATTAGTTTTATTATTAGGTGTCGCATAGACTCACATACTCAAAGAGAGGGCAGGGAATGACGCAACCATAAAAAAGGGGCGATGTTACTCGCCCCTGTTTTTGTATTATGTTTTCAATTACCAATCTGATTCAATTTCTTCGTCCGCTTCGTAGCGACTGCTGATGTCTTTTCGGAATCGTTTTAGTTGTGATTCTTTGCAGTTGTCGCATACTTTAACAAGCGGGATTCCGTAGCCGTCATAAAGCCAATAGGTTGGCTTTGTGTTGTTGCAGTTGTGACAGGTTATTTCTTTTTGTGTGTTATGTTGGTTGCTCATAGCGGAGATAATCAAAGCGGGTGCAGTGAATGACGCAACCACAAAAGAAAAGGGGCGATTGCTCGCCCCCTTGTTTTGGTTTTAGTTTTGTGGTTTCCACCTATCGCCCTTCATCCAATCGGGCAACTCATCATCATCATCGTCATCCGATTTCTTTTTGTCCTTTGGCGGTTTTGGTTTCTTATCCGCATCGGGTGTTTCTTCGTGATAAGTTTTTTTGAGGTGGTATCCGTTTCCTAAATCCTCTGTGTCTTTTGTGATTTCTTCATCGTCAATGACAGGCGGGGTTTCGTTTTTGATTCCCATTCTTGCCATTACTTCGATGAGGTTTGCTTTAACTCTGGGGTCTGAATAGTCATTCTTTCCGCACAGGGTTTCATCCCACTTCATACGGATAAAATCACCATCCTCCGAATAACGCAACGCACACAAAACCTTTGTGGACATTTCTGCGAGGTGCTTTGCGGGTATCTGTCCAACGATTTGAACCCACTCGTTCATCATTTGCTTGGATGGGTCTCCTTCTTCGCCTTGTGTGGTTTTCTCTAAAAACTCTGCACCGCCTTCGATTCCTTTTTTAGAGATTTGGTCAAAGCAGGTGGCAACACCCGCACAAAGGCGAGCGTAGTTTAACAGGTCATGTGCTTTGCGTTTGTCTCCCGCTATCATAGCCGAGCGTGAACAGAGGACTGCGTTTTGACCGATGTGCGACAAGAGAGAATACAACAAGGGGTGATAAGCCTCCTTGATGTTATTTCCTTTGAGGTGGATTTCGGCGATGTGTGCTTCCCATGCTTTCGCATGAAGCGTAGGCTTTTTATTGCCCGATGGTTTCTCGTTTTGGTTTTCGTTATCTATCATTTTATTTTTTGGTTTCTGGGTTTTTGTTTTGGGTGGAAAGGGTTGCTCGCTACTCTCTACTAAACCTTTGCGGGGTGTGTGTTGGGGTCGTAGTATGTAGCGGGCAAAAGTTTTATCTTGGAATGACGCAACTGCGAACAACAAAGATAATGAAAGCCATCACCAATCCGATGGCAACATAAATCATAAAGACATGGAATCTGCTCATAGTGATTAGTCTCGGAATGAAAGTGAGTGACCTTTTTTATTTATGATTTGCGTCAGTGTCTTTCTGGATTCTTCGGGTGTGTCCCAATCGCCTCCATGCAATTCTGGCAGGGCTATGGATGTGAATGAGATTTCGTCTGGGTGGATGTTGCATCCGAATCCGTAGCCGTCACGATGACTCGCCTCCGCTTGTGCGATGGTTTCCATCAAAGCAAATCCGATTCTGCGGAGTGAGGATGTGTGTGCGAGAAAGAAAGCAAGGCGGGGAATGTCCAGCGATTGTCCCGCTTGTTTAATTACTACGCAGTGGTTCATGTGGAATCCGCTTTCGGGGTCTCGGTCTGAATCGCTGGTGGTAGAGAATGACGCAACCAATTCGACTGTGCGTCTCGTCATTTCCAAAGCCTCGACTACGGAGATAATTGCAGAGCCTCTGTTGATTACTTCCTTCGCTTCGGTGTGGCAGGGGTATGCCATCGGAACAAGTAAGCGGACAAGTTTTGCTCGCCCTCGATTGTTTCCGTTGCGGGTGCGGAAACACGCATCCTCGCCAGAAGCAAATCTGCTCATGTCGATTTGTTCACCGAAATAATCATTTCGCCAAGCCTGTCCTGCGGAGAGGGTTGGTGCTGGTAGGTTTGCGTAAGCCTTGCGAATCTTATCTGCACCTTCTCTCCATCCATGCTTGGCTAACTTGATTGCCTCATCGAATGAAACACCAGACCATGATGATTCTTTTTGTGATGCGGTGCGTTTCCAGACTCGTTGGGTTTGTGCGACCCGCAAAGCCTGTTCGACTGTGTGGTAGACTCTGACCGATTTGTTTTCTCGGTCATGGTTTTTAATTGAGATAATGGACATAATTTTTTGTGTTAAGAATGACGCAACTGCGGGCTTACGGAAGTAAGCCTCCACAGATTTTTTTCGCTTCTTCTAAAACTCGTTTCTTGCGTTCATCATCCATGCCATGCCAGAGAACTGCGTTTTCAACTTTGTCTCTTTCGATTCCAAGTGATAAGGCTTTAACTCCTTTGATGGTTGTGCGAGGGCTGACTACATGACGCTCGCATAGGTTTTCCACCGCCTTGCGGACGGCACGAACATACTTGCACCAACCCAATGCGATGGATGCGGGTGCGAATGATAATGCGAGAGATTCTTCCATCGCTTCATCGTAGTCGATGCCGATGTAATACCAGCGAGAGCGTCCCGCTTCGTCTTGGACATTTCGTCCGATGTAATCCATTGTCGCACCTTTACCGAATGTGTTTGACGCACCGATGAAATGGAAATCTTTGTGCTTCTCAACAACTCCGCAGGGGAAGTCGCACAGGTTACAATCGAGTGAAGCGTTAATCGCGAGTAAGGCTTGCGGGTCACTTGCGTCCATTTCGTCCATTAAGAAAATACCGCCCTGTGTCCATGCACGATAGAAGGATGTCTCAACATACTTACCATGTGGATTTATGAAGCCTAATAGTTTTGCTTCATGCTGAACCGCACCTGTGAAGTAAAACGGCAGACTCAAAGCCTTCGCAACTTGGCGGGCGATTGTAGTTTTACCCGAACCAGCACCACCGACCAACATGACATTCTCAACAGGACACATTTTAAGGACATGGGAAAACTCTTTATGAACCAATCCTTCAATCAGCACAGGGTCTCTTTCTGGCTGACGGATTTCGATTACTTGTGGCTTCGCTTTTGTTCCCTGCGATTGACGCAACGGCATTTCTTCACGCACGATTCTGCGAACATCCTCGCTTGAAACGGCTTTCTCATTCGCAGATAAAACGGCTTTGATAATTGAGTCAGCCATTCCTTGTGCGATTGAATCTGCGGAGACCGCAGAACGCACCGCTTCGATTTGTAATCTGTCGAGTGTTGCAGGGCGGGTGCGAATGTCCATCGCTCTCATGCGTTTGACTGTTCTTAATAACATTCCTTTTTCATCATCGTAAATGTCGCACATTTGTTTGTCCGACAGAGCGTTGATTTGCGGAGTGTTCAAATCATTTAATTCAAACCAACGGATGAACATTTCTTTGTTATCTTTGTTGATGTATGAATAGCCTTTGCAGGGCATGATTTCTTTTAGTTGTTCGAGAGTCATTTCGCAGATTGGGGTCGCTACTTTGGATTCTTCGGTGGATGTTTCTGGGTTTTGATTTTGGTTTGTATTGCTCATGGCAATTACTTTTATGTAGTGACCAGAGAATGACGCAACTATAAAGTAATAAAAAAAAACCCATGATTTTTAGTCATGGGCTTCGGTCTGGGAATGACGCAACTGACTCCTAATCGGCAACGATGAATCTGCTTTCAATCTTTGGGGTGCTGACCTCAACCTCGATGGTAGAAATCTTTACTCCGTTGGCTTTCGCCCATGCGATGAGTGACTGCTCGGACGCATCCCGAAACGAGATTCCCTTCGCCATGATAATCTCCCGCACGATGGCATCGAGGCTTTCATGGATTCGGACATGGTGCATGACGCAACCTGTCGGGTCGGTCTTTCCCGCTTGGCTCGACAGTTTCCTGCCCCTGCGGGATTTCGTTTTCGGGGTGGTAGTTTCTTGGCTCATGGTTGTTTGTGGTGGTTTGTTCATGGTTGTTTGTGAGAATGACGCAACTACTGTTTCTTTTTGGGTTGTTTCTTTTTGGTTGTTTGTTTGACGATGGATTCGACTCTGGTCTTAAACGATTCGGATTCGATTAGGTTGTTAAACATTTCTGGAACTTCATCGCAGACTGTTTCGCAAGCCATGTCCCAGACATCGCCTCGCTCAACGAAATCTGACTCGGTTGTTTCTTCAACGATTTCGGATAATTCTGCTATCTTATCTTCAATCGCCTTGATGCGGATTTCGTCTGATGTAAAACATTGTTTTACGAGACTCATTCCTTCAAGGAGACGAATGTGTTTGCCGACTGTGGTTGAATCTACTCCGAATAGCCAGAGTGAGATTTTGTCTTTTATGTATTTGTTCATGGTTGTTTGTTTGGGTGAGAGTATTAGGAATGACGCAACGATTATTCAAAGTCAAACTCTTTTATTTCTGTGACCTCGATTTTAATTGTGTCGTAGGCTGTTGATTTGATGTCTTTGTTTATAGCCTCCAATGGGAACATTCTGTTTAGGGCGAGACCGAGTGCTTGCACAACTTTGCTTCGTGCATCATGTATTGAATCGCCTTCGACTTCTACATTTATGTTAATGTTTTCTTGGTAGTGGTATTTTTTCATGTGGTTGTTTATTTATTTCCGAGAATGTATCCAGCGATTGCGGAGTCAAGAGTTTTCTTTCCTCCGTTATGTTCACGGATTGCTTGGAGTAGTTTGTTCTCGGTGTAGCGGTCTAACGCTTCGATGAACTCTTTTGATGTTCGCTTGCCGTGAGACTTGACGAACTTTTTGATGGCTGATGGTTTGATGTATGATGGCATGGTTGTTTGTGTGTCTTACTAGGAATGACGCAACGGACGGATTCGGTCAACTATCTTTTTTTATTTTTTTTCTGCCCTTGCCCCCTGCTAGGGAACAGACGGACATAAGTAAGCCTTCATCGCCTTCCTTGCACCATCGCTTTTCTACCATAAGGCGGGATACTATGCAGTCATCCTCTATTATGCCAACTTGGGTCATCACATCAAGAACGAGTTTGGCTAGGTTGTCTGTGTCGGGCTTGTGGTTGTGGTTTGTTTTCCAGCGTGACTTATCTGGGGTTGCAAACATGAACACCATCGCAACGGCTATGCTTTGGTCTGGTTGGGGTTGTTTCCAGCCTTGTGCCTGTTTATGTGCTAAGAATGACGCAACAAGGGTTCGCTTCCACAATTGGGCATTGGGGTTGCTGTTGGCTATTACCCTGCCTTCAAAGAAGCGTGGGCGGGGTTGTGGACGAGGTGTGCCAAGTGTTTGGATGAAAAGCTCTGAGCTTTGGTTGTTTGTCATTGTGGTTGGTTGTTTGTAGTTATTGTTTTTTTACATAAGTCTCGAATGCGGATATAGGTTAGGAGTCACCAAGGGTGAGTCATCACCCCCTTTGGGGATGACGATATACCTATATATATCCTCATCATCCTCGTTGATTATCAACAACTTACAACACAGTTGAGGAAGGGGGGTCGAGGAAGCACTTATCTCCTTTATTATCAAGGCTTTACGCATAATTCATCCTCAAAGGAAGCGTTGAGGATATCCTCACTTTCCTCGACCCTTTTGGTTGTTTGTGATATCAAAGGTGGGGTTTTCTAAGAAAGTGAATTGAGTGCTGTCGAAATGACGTAATTCACCAGTGCTAATAAGTACGATTGCGAAAGTGTCATTAGAGAAAGCACCGCCATCACGGACATATATAAGCATACCCCCGCCAAGAGGAGTATTAACAGGCATCGGGTTGCGGAACTCATAAATCATTTTTTTAATTTTTTGGTTGTTTGTTTTTTATATTTTTCCTTTATTTTTTCTTCTGGCATATTAACATCATCTCTCCAATTAACATATGCTTGTCCCAATGCCTGTGAACGATTGCCAGAAAGCATCTGTATAAGTACTTGCGTTGCAAGTGCGTTTCCAAGAGACTTTAATCTTTCATTTTCTATTTCTAGGTTTTTTGCTAAATAATACAAGCGTTCACATTCTAGTGTTAGTTTGTTAATTTGTTTGTGTAGTTTTTGTATGTTATTCATATAATTCTATTTGTAAAAGTTTTGCCCTGCGTCTGTTTTTTATTTCTCTTTGTTTTGCTTCTAGTAGACGCTGTTTATATTCGTCTACAATTATCTGTGCAGATTTCTGGTCAATACACACAGGTGCTTTACTGCCATTTCTTTTGGCTCTGCCTAGTGCGTGTGCTAGTCTGGTATGACCTGTTGTGGTTGGTTTATATTCCATTATTGGTTGTGGTCATATATAGTTGTAAATCTTTCGATGGCATCTTTTTTGAAAGATGGTATTCTGTTGGAATCGAATCCTATGTATTTAGATTTGGAAAAACCCATAGAGTAAGCAAAGTACACTTCTGACGCTGTGGGTTGTCTGTTGTAATTAGAGTAAAATGTATCTTTTATCCATTGTATGTACGCAAGTGCCATCAAATCTTGTACTTCTGGATTTAATCTGGAAGACCAAGAATGACGCAACAGACCTTTTGATTTTAGAAATCTGTTGGCATCACACCACGCTGAGTAGTGCATTTGGTAAGCTCCAATAGCTTTTCTTTTGTCGCCTATTGCTTTGTGATTGTTTCCAGATTCTATTTGAGAAATTGCGTCAGCAATTCTGTGGTTGTCTGGTGAGTCTATCTCTGTTGGCACTGATAGGGATAGGATTATTGTTAGTAGTATCATAATTCGTCTATAAGGTGATATGGTATTGAGCCAGAGTAATAGATTTCCAATGTTGCTGGTTTGCCACGCTTTCTTACTCGCTTGGTTATGTGTATCATAATCCTTGGTCGTTCGTCAAAGTAAAAAAGAAAGTCTTTTGCAAATTTTCTCATAGATTGAATAGTTCCTATTTCTATGGGTTTTTCGCCTAGCCATGGCATACCAAGTTTGAAGCCAGATACAGGCAAGTTTCGCTTGTCAGACCAAAGTGTAGCCACAAGTGTGAACATGTTTGGTTGTTTTTCCAGACCGATTACACCTTCGAATAGTTTTGGTAAATCTTCATCTGGTGTAAGGTTGTTTGTTAAATCTTTCATTTGATTAAATTGGTGGGCTCTGACGGATTCGAACCGACAACCAATCCCTTATGAGGGGACTGCTCTAACCATTGAGCTAAGAGCCCAGGCGATGTCAACCATTCAGTACTGTCGTCATGGTTTATGATTTCATCTTCTTCCTCGTCATCTGGGTCGGATGGTGCTCCCTCTTGGAATCGAACCAAGATTACTCGCTTAGAAGGCGGGTGTTCTATCCGTTGAACTAAGGAAGCGTGATTGTTCATAGTGCTATTTCTGCTGTCTGCCATCCCATGTTATCAACATATGCACGAATACATATGATAGCATTATCTTTTACTCTGCTTACGGATACAGAATAAACATCGCTGTCGTATTTGTATCCATCAACAATTTTGCCGTCTTCTAGAAGGTTAATTGCTAGGTTTGTAGCGTATCCTTCGAAGCCTAAGCGTTGTACTGATTGGTAGTCGAATTTCATGATTGGAAGTGGTTTATTGGTTTTTTAGTTCCTTTTGGTATGCAGGTTTTTAATTCATGGTCGTACTCAAAATCAGCCCATTTAGGCTGGTCAAGGTATGCACCATGATTGACCTCTGCTCCATCTTCATCACAATTTGCATATCTACCCTGTGGTGTGTCAAGCCATTTTTTCTCGGTGCCAGATGCAGATGCAGTGATAATGATTCCAGCTTGTAGCATTTTGTCTACGACATGTGCTAGTTCGCTTGGTCCAGTTTGTCTCAGTATTGGTGGTAGTTCTCCTCGTCTGCGATAAAGACCAGACTTTGCGTTCTTGCCCTCTACTGAGTATGGGTGACCAGCCTCGGATGCAAGTCTGATTGCCATAAACAGCCACGCTTCACGCTCGCCTGTGTTTATAGAATGGAATGAGTCGTCTTCTGATACATCCTTTAATAGACCTGTCTTATTGCGTAGTAGTGTTAGTTCACCACGCATCATCTCTGGGTTATTAGCCTTGATAATGGCAAGCTTCCATAGCCAGCCACGCTCTGGGGTCATTCCCATCGCTTGCATGCGTCTGTCGTAGTCTGAGCAATGCCATATTCCTATGACTGAGCGGAAGGCTGCTGGTAGTGCCGATGAGCCACGGACAGCGGATTTCATGTCCTCTGTGTTGCGTATTGGTTCGTCTCCCTGTTTGCGAATGTGGTGAGTCATGAGCAACGCTGCTCCAAGCTGACCGCAAACCTGTGAGGCTTGGCGGACAAATTCGTTAATGATGATAGCGGAGTTCTCGTCTCCGTGAAGGGTTGAGTTGAGGGTATCTACTACTACTAGTGATAGGTCCTTGATAGAAGATAGCATGCCCAACATCTCTGCCCATTTTTTAGATGCCTTTATCTCTCCTGTTCGTGCATCTCGCTCTGCGATACAAAAAGCTCCGCCTGTGTTGATGGTTGGTAGTACTATAAACTTATCACCAGCAATACCACGCATCCTGCCGTCTGGGTCAATGTCATTTAGGCGGATATGCAGTTCTTCCTTGTCGTCTTCTGTTGTAATTATGACAGTGGTACCACCACATATTATAGGCTGACCACACCAATGATGGGTATTCTCTGGTCTGTGGTCTGTGAATGACGCAACTTTCATGGCTAGGTCTAGTGCAAGAAATGTCTTTCCTGCTCCGCCTTCTGCTACCATAAGTTGGTGTTTACCTGCAAGTATCAAACCAGGGACTATAAATTGTCGCTTGGGTGATTCACCCATTGACCATCTGTGGGCTGCCCATATTTCTAAGCCGTTGCCCTGTGGTATCATAGGCTCTTGTAGTTTAGGAAATTGTCCGTGTGTTCCAACATCTCTGTTGACTAGCTTTTTCCATTCAGCACCAAATCTTGCATCTGGCCAAGGTGGTATCATGTGTGCTTGCATCCATCCGTATGTAGAATCTTTTGCTTCTTCAATTGTCATTTCGCCAACTCTTGCACAGTGGATATAGTGACCAGATACTCGGTTAAACATGCCCCATCGTGTTTCTTCTCCGTCACCGCCAGCCTTTACATCTGTAGTTAGGTCGAGTTTTTTCTCGGCTTTGAATTTGTATCTTTCGTCTTGTGCTAACTCTGGTAAGCCTGGGGCTCTTGGCATTGACTCTGCGAGTGTTAAAAGTTCGCTTGGGTCTTGCATTAGGCTGTCTGGGTTATGTTCTCTTATTGAAACTGGTTTTTTGTTTCCTCCCTTGCAATTAAGTGAGCCAGCAATTCTTACTGGTTGGTGTGCTCTTCCGTATGGATTAGATGGAACACCTAGACCAAACTGAGGGTCACCGCCTACTGCAATAGCCAATGCATGTCGAAGTTTAACAACTCCTGCTATGTCTTTTGTTGGTGGTATCTGCCAGTATGCGTGAACCTTCGGGAATCCTTCATCGGTTGTTCCGCCAGATTCTACAATCATGGTTGGCTTGCCTAAATACTTTTCAGCGTGCTCAAGCTTTGTAACTGTGTCACCGCTGTCTATATCTACAACAATGTTGGCAATCCAAGTTACCGCTTCAGCCGTACCCCTCGCTTCTTTGAGTGCCCCTGGGACTACGAATGACGCAATGGAGTTTTCAGACCAGCGTTTTACGTGATTGCACGCATGTATTATCCAAGCAGGGTCGCTGTATGGATGCAGGAAGATGTCTTCTTTGAATACACCCTCTCTCTCGGTTCCCTTCTCACCGATTCCACGAAGGCATATATATTCTTTTTCTGTGAGTGGGCACGGAAATAGAAGTTGCAAGTGTGTTGCAACTCTTGATTGGTCAATCATTATCCTGCGTCTCTGATTAGAAATGCTGGTGAGCTTTCGCCCACATATGCTGACAGTTGATTAAACTCAAAGAACTCCCAAGCTTCGTCTTCGGTCATACCGCCTACGATATGTTTCTTGATTACTAGTTCAACATCGTAGCAAGCCACGATTTTTGATGTAATCATTACTGTACCGATTAAGCAGTCATCAAATCCGTCCATGAACATCATGTCTGGATTTTGTTCTGATAGTCGTTCTCTTTTGTTTTCGTCTTTTTGTTCGTTGCTCATGATTTTAGTTTAGGGAAAATTGGTGGATACGGAGGCATAAGTCCAGTTATTATATCTTCTTCTTTTATGTTATGACAGGTATCATGAAAGTCACAGAACTTACATTGAAAGTTTTGCGGGTCATTTGATATGCGTGGAAATTCTTCTGGATTTTCGGAGTTAATTACAGCAATCGCTCGGTCTGAACACTCTTGTGCGTTTCTTGCGTCAAAATCTACAACTTCTGCGTATATCTCACAGGTGTCTCTATTTTGTGCTGTGAATAGTGCTTGTCCTAATTCCATGTAACCCATGTAAATATTTATCTGTGCATAATATATAGGTTTACTATCTTTTAATCCTTTTTTGCTTAGGTCATCAAATGATTTTTTTCCAAGCATTTTGTTTTCCCATAAACATGGATATGACAGACCTTCTATTCCTGGACCACCACGGATTGCTCCGTCTATGTGACCTTTTAGTTTCCCATCGGCTGCCTCAAATCCGATTTGCTTTCCGTCATCTTTATGTGTCATTAGGTCAAAACCAGCAAGTCTCATATATTCAGCCATGCGTTCTTCTCCGTCATGACCTACATTAAAGATTCTCAATGTATTACCAGAAAAACTTTTGTCTGAAATTGTTCCATGGTACTCGTAAGCAAGTTTCCTTGAACATCTTTCACCCCATCGTGATGCACCTAGATACTGCCTTCTAGTTTGTTTTTTGTTTTCTATAATCATAGCGTCATCTATAATTTTTTGAACATTTTTATTATTCATTAGTATGTGTTTTTTGGTTTAGTTCTTGTTTAAGTCTTTCGATTTCTTCTCGCAGATAAGAGATTTTAGATATAAGGTCTTTGTTTTCTTCTTCAACTATTTTAAGTTCGTCCCTGGCTTCTTCCCACATTTCTCTGTAATATGCTTTATCCATTGTTATCTTTTAATTGTTTTTCTACCTTGTTTAGAAGTTCTTCATATTTTGTTTTCATATCCATATACATGGCAGTAAGTTCCTTTATTCTTTTAACAAGTATATCTATTGTCTCTTGGTCTGTGAACATTGTTAGTCATTCTCCATTATACCTTGGACTGACTCCGCCATACATTGAAGTGTTTCAAGAATTTTAATAAGCTTTTCTCTTTCACTTGAGTATGAATCCCTCTCTTGTCTAACTTGTACATAAGAGTCAATTATGTCTATCAGTTTTGATGGGTCTGTTAGAGTATATGATTTTTTGTTAATAAGTGCATCTGAAAGTTGTTCTCTCATTTGCGATAGGTTTTTGATTGTGATTTCTTTCATGGTGGTAAATTTTTGTGTGGACCCTAACCTTGTGACACTAATCAGCCATGAGCAGTGCCACAAGGTAAACATACAACCACACAAATTGTATGCTCTAGGGTTATTGTTTAGTTGTTATTAAAATGGAAGATTGCTCTTACCAGTTGTTGGTGTTTTTAACCAGGCAGGAGTTGTCCCGCCCGATGGGTTATTGAACTTAGGTTTAGGTTCAGCGGAGTTTTCTTCTTGTCCTAATTTCTTCCAGCCGTTGTAGCCGCTGCTTTTAGGATTAGGTGTAAGCCATTCGCCAACCTTGTTTTTGTCTGCGTGAGCAGGGTCAGATGAGCGTTCAATCTTAACTTTGATTGCGACTTCAAGTCCATCTAGAAGACGTGCGATGTCTTCAATAGATTTACCTTCCATTGCTTCGTAGGTTGATTCGTCATCTGGTTTGAATACTCCGCCAGCCTCAAACGCTCTGGTGAGTGAGAGCATGCCCATCTTACGCCAATTCTCACTGTTACGCTCATCGTGTGGGTCGCACACTAAGTCCCAAAGCTTACGGTTTTTGTAGATGCCACTGGAGATGGTAAACTCCAATTGCATATACTTGCCGTCAGTTGATTGTGACTGTTTGATTGCATTGACTGTGAGGACGGCTTTTACAAGCGTGCCCTGTGGTACTAACTCTGCCTTGTCTCCAAGGCCACTATCTGGTGTGAACTTCATGTTCTGTTTTGTTTGTTTGTTTGGTTAATCTTTTCCTATTGTTTATTTTGAGACGCTTCGCTGGGAGGAATCGCAGTAACCAGCGTAGTATCAAGTCTTTTTCCTTCACGGATTTTTTTCATCAGAGCACCTAAGTCTGGTGCTTCAATCATTTCTAGTCTACCAGAACGGTCCTTGGCAATATAATTCCATGGATTTTGTTGGTGGCATACAAATGCTCTGTACATACTTCCATCATCAGACTTAAAGTTCTGAAGTGTCAATACTTGGTCAAAGATTCCTGGAAGTTCTTTTCCAGTCTTAGAACCTTCAATTTGTGGTTCCCAAGAAACACGCTTAAGGTCGTCTTCAACTCTGTCTAGGATTCCAACTACAATTACACTCTTAGGTGAGTGTTGGAGATGTGTAAGCCATCTAACCATCTCTTGTCCCAGAAGTCCATAAGAAGCACGTGTGTCTTGTTTTCCTTGTGGTGTTATGCAACTAGGATGAGTCTTGCAGTAATCAAGGCAGAAGCGTGATGCTACTGTAATTGAGTCAATATAGATTACAGAGTACTTGCTGAAATCTGGATTGCCAAGTGCTTCAATAGCCCAGTCGTAGGCTTTTTGACTGTATGGACCTTCTTTGTCTGATGGGTCAACTCCGCCTACGATTAACGCAACTAGGCGGGATACTTCCCATGGATGAAGACCTAATTGAGATGCTGCTACACGAACGTCAAATACGTCAGCAGACCAATCTTGAATTGCAAGAGTGCCAGCCTCCAGGTCAATGAAGAGTGTAGTCTTCGGGTCGAGAGTTCTTGCTTGTGTTGTCTTACCGACACCACTTGGACCGAACATTGCGATGTTCACTTTAGGTGTTGCTTTCAGACGTTCATCGGCTTTTACGAAACCGAACTTTGTTGCTTTGTTTTGTGTGTTCATATTATTCTTTTATGGTGGAGAAAATAAATTTTGGTACTGAGTATCTTACTGTTCTTGCTTTGTTTATGTCTTTCATAAATGGGTTGTCAATAGATAGTTTGGAATAATTTGATTCTGGAATTTTGCATTCGATTATCATTAAGGTTACTGCTTTTTCTGGACCCATTGCTTTTGCAATTTTGTAAAGTGCTTCGCTGTCCCAGTCAACACTCTTTGTAATCTTCATTGTTACTTTTTCGTTTTCAATATCTAAAGTTACGTCTCCATATTCTTTGTTTCTTTTTGTAAGTTCATTCTTAAATAATTCACCGCAGTGTTCATCAATCATCGCTTGAAGTTCTTTTTCTTCGGCAACTAATTGTGCTTTGCTACGTGATATATTTGCTAGTTTTATTCTAGCGGTTTCGAGTGTGAACTCTTTCTTTTTATTTATTGTTTTCATTATTGTTTGTGGTGATGAAGTCTTTGAGGTTTATTGTTATGCCTTTTAGTCTTTGTGCTGCAAGGATAATCTTTACCAATGCGTATGAAGGAATACTCCCACGCTCTGTCCACTTGTCAACAGCTTTTTGTGAAATAAGTAGTCCTTCTGCTTTTAGCATGAACCAAACATCCCTACGTCCGCCCAGTGAGCGAACTAATTTTTTTGCGTCTAATTGTTCCATGTGTAATTTATCCTACACATAGTCATACTAGTCAAGCGTCTTTTTCTTCTTCTTCTTTTGCTTCGTGCATAGCCTTCCATCTAAGGTACCATACTCCGATTGACGCAACTGAAAGGAGGGTAATTGCTGAAATCCAGGCAAAATACGTAGAAGTTACTATATATGGCACTGTACCAGATGCCACACCGCAGCCAATTAGAATTAATCCGCTTTTTCTATCCCAAAAAGCCGATGTAAGTGCCCCAGCAATGAATAAAAAGACCCCAGCATACGAGTACAACATTGTATTACTGGCCTCTGATGCGGTAACAGCGTTGTTTGCTATCTCAATTACGCTGCTTCTAACGATTTCCTTGTCTGGCACGCTAGAGCATGCCGATAGTAATAATGATGATAATATGTATTTCATTTTGTTTCTTTTTTAAATTTTGATTTTATAAGAATCCATGCTTCTGGAGCTATTGAGCCAGATATAGAATATATAACGCTTTTATACAATGGGTCAATATCTGTTCCATATAAAGCAAAGTAAGCTAAAACACCTACTATACCACCAGCAATTATTTTCCTTAGCCACACAAAGAATTTGTATTCTTCATTGGTTAATATAAGCCTAGCAAGCATTCCTAGGCTACCTAATAGTGCAATTACCCAACCACCTTTCTTAAAGTCTTGGATTGCGTTTGCGAAGTCTGGGTCTGGTGAGCTCATATTAGATTACATAAAGTATGTCTTTATATTTATTTGTATATTGTTTATTTAGTTTTTTAAGCCATTTGTATGTCTTATAAATTTCTTCAGATGTTGCGTTTGATTTAATTTTGTTAGCACGATGTGATATTACTACTATGTTTTCTTTAATGTAGCCTTTATTTGGGTTTATTCTATCAACAGTTGCAGAGTTATCCCCAGCGGTCATTGTGTTCATTTTTAGGGGTATTCCTAATACTGGGCACTTTTTTGGTACAATAATGTCACTTGGTTTTATGTTAAATTCAATGTCGTTTTTTACTGCCCTTGCTTTACATATATACCACAACCACCTGTTGTGACCTAAATTTCTTTTTTCATTGTTTGAGCTCATCGTTTTTCCCTTTCACCGATTGAATCACTACCTGTAGGATTTGCAATTTCCCATGCTTCTCTTCTTTTTATTGCTGCTTGATAAGCAGATGGAGTAAGTTTTTTCTCTGCGTACATTTTCTCTATAACGCTCTTTCTTAATGGTACTGCTTCACCAGAACCTGGGAATGCTTGTTTAAACGCTTCTTTAACACCTGGGTGTGCCATAGATTGTACAACTGCAAAGTTTAACATGTCTCCAACATCTGTTCTTGGTAACATAAATGCAATAGCATTTGATACTATTGGCCTAATTGCTGCATCGTAAATTAAACCAGCCGTTGCTCTCTCTGCTGTTGGTGTATTTGGTGAATTTTTATTATTTAAACCATATGTTTCATTTACTTTATCTATTGTTCCAAATAATTTTCCAACATAAGGTCCAGCAACTAATTGTGCCGACTGTCTTCCGTATCTTAATCCACCAGTTAAAGTGTTTATTGGTAATGATAAATTTCCTAAAAGACCAGCCGAGTCTATTGCTGCAAAAGCTTTTACCCAGTCTTCTGGTTCTTCATAGATATATATTGCTGGGTTTTGTCTAAATTGTGACCTAACTTCTCTTATTTTGTAATTTGAAGCGATTAACATAGCCCAAACAGTTGCCAGAGTAGTCACTGCATTTATAGAATTTCTAAATCCAGCATAGGGATTGGCAAGATTTGACAGATATGCACCGCCTGGGAGATTACCAAGTCTGTGAGATGGGTCATGCATTCCTGGTGCAATACTATATTGTTTATTACTGCTTTGGGTTGCTGATTTTACTAATCTTAATGCTGGAAGTACTACATTTCTTGAAAATGATGACATGTAATGAGTTAAAAAGAATATTAATCTTGCACTAAACGAACCAATAACTTTTGTAAACCAAGCACGTGTTCTTTGTTCTGTTGCCCTAGCTGTTATCTGAACTGTATCAAAATTAATTCTAGCTAGTGCATTAAAATATGTTTGAGCAATTCTGTTATCTTTTTCTGCTTCGTATTTTCCTCTTTTTCCATATTTCTCAAACCTTGGTGTAATATGTGTTCTTTTATCTATAAGTGCATCCATAACTTCTGGTGACATTGTTGAATAGTCTCCACTTATTGAAGCTCTATATGAAACACAGAATTTTAAAAAATCTGGAATTTCATTTTCCAAAACACCCAAGTTTCTAAAAGTCATTTTTTCGGCAACAGTTAATATCTTTAATTCATCTCCAGGAATATATTTTCCATCTATATTTGCTGCACTTGTTCTGGTAATTATTTCGTCAGCCATTGTTTCAAGTGACATTATGGTAGCTTTCATTACAGATACCCTAGATGCATCTGTTACGGCTGTTAATCCGCTACCAGAATGGTGAAATCTTTCTAATGCCAAGTCTGCCATTCTCTTAGGAAGAGTTCTCATGTCTGCTGTACTTGTATCTAATCCTTCTA